AAGATCCGCTTGGTCGCGAAGTTCAACACGGCGGACAACCTGACCATCGATCGGGCCGTCCTGACCATCCAAACCCTCGACGGAATCTAAGGAGAAGCCATGTCTGTCCTCGCACCCATCAACCCCGCTTACACCCAGGGCCAGACGGTCACGGCCGCTGCCGTGGCAGCCTCTGTCTCCGTGAACAAGGCTGCCAAGCAGCTCGCGGTCACGAACCTTGGCTTGAACGTGGCTTACGTTCGCACCGGAACCGGAACGATCGCAGCTACCACCGCTGACATGCCGATCCTCCCGGGTACTCAGGTAACGCTGACCAAGGGCGACAACCAAGAGACCTTCAGTTACATCTCGGCGGCCGGCACTACGCTGCACGTGATTCCTGGCGAGGGCTGGTAACATGATCAAAGCAACCGCCAAAGTTCGGGCGGCGCAAGTCCTGGCCGTCCAGAACACCCAGGTCGTCGCGCCTGCCGACACCAACGAGAACACCCTCTTTAGCTTCACAGTCCCTGGCGGGACGATGGGGCCGAACGGGGTTCTCAAGGTGTCCTACATCACCTCCTGCACAAACAGCGCCAACAATAAGTCGGTGAAGGTCAAGCTCGGAGCAACCACCTTCCAGACCTCGACGGTTACTGCTGTGACCGGTGTCGCCATCATGACCAGCATCCGTAACCGGAACGCAACCAATTCGCAGATGGCAGCGAACTCGGCTGTCGGCGACACCAGCGCCAGCGTCGGCTTGAACACCGGTGCCATCGACACAACCCAAGACCAGACTTTCTCGATTACCGGGACCAAAGCACTCGGTGCTGAGACCTTGGCGCTCGAGTCGGTCATCGTCGAATTGATTCCGAGCTGATTATGCAGATTCCGATCCTCAATGGCATCTACGTGGATGCCTCTGCTGACTTCAGAACCTCTTACCCGCTCAATATGGTGCCGGTTCCGAAGCAGCAGGGGATCTCCACTGGCTACCTTCGCCCAGCGGACGGGATCGTCAAGTATGGTGACGCTCCTGGGGGCGACCGCGGAGCTATTGTCTGGCGCGGAGATTGCTACCGCGTCATGGGCAATAGTCTTGTTCGCATCAGCTCAGCCGGGACGTATGACGTTCTTGGGGCTGTCGCTGGCACTGGGCACGTCACCTTCGACTACGGCTTCGACCAGCTTGGAATCGCTGCCGGCAACGCGCTCTACTACTGGAACGGCTCCACGTTGCAGCAGGTGACCGACCCGGACCTGGGTGGAGTCATTGACTTCATCTGGATCGACGGTTACTTCATGACCACTGATGGCACTTCGCTGGTGGTTACGGAGCTGAACGACCCGTTCTCTGTCAATCCGCTGAAGTATGGCAGCTCCGAGGCAGACCCAGATCCGATCATGGGACTGCTCAAGCTACGAAATGAAGCCTACGTCCTGAACAGATACACCATCGAGGTGTTCGAGAATGTGGGTGGCAGCCTCTTCCCGTTCCAACGTATCGAAGGGGCTATGATCCAGCGCGGGGTAGTCGGCACCTTCGCCGCATGCGTGTTCATGGACCGGATCGCCTTTGTTGGCGGAAATCGCGATGAACCTCCGTCCGTCTGGATCGGGGTGAACGGTGCCTCGGCCAAGATTGCCACAAGGGAGATCGATATCCTCTTGCAGCAGTATCAGGCGCGCGACCTCGCCAACATCCGGTGCGAGGCCCAGATCGGGCGCGGCCACCAGAACCTTCTGATCCACCTGCCGGACAAGACCCTGGTCTATGACATGGCAGCGTCCGAAGCCGTCGAGGAGCCTGTGTGGTATATCTTGTCCTCATCCTTGGACGGCAACGGCGCTTATCGCGCGCGTAACATGGTCTGGTTCAACGACCGCTGGGTGGTCGGGGATGCCAACTCTACCGCCTACGGCTACTTGGACGAAAAGGTCTCCACCCACTACGGCGAGCGGATCGGCTGGACTTTCGACACGGCCATCATCTATAACGAGGGACGCGGCGTTATCATCCACGAGATGGAGCTGGTGGCCCTCCCTGGGCGAATCCCGAGCGGCGTCGATCCGGTAATCTGGACTTCCTACACAGTTGATGGTGAGACCTGGAGCGTGGAGCGGTCATTCAACTGCGGCAAGCAAGGCCAGCGCAACAAGCGCATCAACTGGTTGCAGCAAGGGTTCTTCCGCAACTGGCGTATTCAGAGATTTCGGGGCACTAGCGACTCCCATCTGGCCGTGGCGCGTCTTGAGGCGCGAGTGGAGGGCATGAATGTCTAGAGCAAAGCTAACCCGCAACCAGCTTGCGGCATTCCTTCCGACCCCGGAGGCCATCCGAGCCTTCGAGCAGATCCTCAGCGACGTCGGCATTACTCTGCCGAACGAGCTGGAGGCAGTCAGCTACACCGCTGAGAACGCATTGGCTGAGGCCCACTCGGCAACGGAGGCGGTGGCGAACCTCAAGCAGGACACTGAGGTCAACTCAGTGGTCACCAGTGCGCAGGTCAACATGCTGCTCGACAGCTTGAACAGCATTGCGCAGAGCTTGGCGCTGTTGGCCACCGCCCCACCACGCGAAGAGCATACCAATCCGTTTGATAATCTCGGGACCGACCTGCTGCCACCGAACGTCAAGCAGAACGCTGACCTCGGCTTCTTCCCGATGCAGTGGCCGACGAAGAACCCGCGCGGGAATGGAAGCTGGGCTGACCTTTGGGTGCCCCAGCAATACACCTTTGTGGACAACGTCCTCAGCCTGCGCAACCAGTCACGCGACGCCGGCGGCACCGTCTACGGGTTGGCGGCCATCTGCATGCTCGATGCTGCCGGCACGGAGCGGGGTGCCTTTGGCTACAGCCGCAACTCGGCGATCCAACCGGCTGGCTACACACCTGACATTGTCTACGTCGAGTTCGGCGACCCGTTTACTGGTGACGCCAACCCGAGTTCGTTCCAGCTCATTTGCACGATGGCGGCTGGGTCGGCTTGGTTCCCTGGGACAACGTTTGTGCCGATGGAGCATCTGACGAAGACGGGCGAGACCATCATGAGGGTGCGTGGAGGAAAGCCGCTCTCCATAGTCGGAGGTTCTGCCACCGTCTCGGCTTCTGCGTTTACCCCAACAGCTGGAATCGACCTTCAAGTCCGTGGAGCAGGTAACGAGTACACCATCGCAAACAAAAACTCAGCGAGCAAAGAATGGGTGTGGGGAGTTAACGGGACCACCACGTACTTTAGAAACATCACGGACAACGTGACGCCAGTGATTTATGACAATGCCGGCAACACAGGTTTTGGCATCGCACCGGCGGAGAAGGTCACAGTCTACTCCAACACCTCTGAGTACGCCGTTAGTTGGGCCAAGGTCGGGAGTAAGAAGTGGGTTCTCGGCAGCTACGCTGGTGGGTCCTACCTTGCGAACGCCACAGATGGTCGCAAGCACATCCAGAACTTGGATACCGGCGAGACTTTGATCCTCGGTGGTGGTCTGGAAGGCATGCGCATCGACACAAGCAAGAATGCCATCTTCAAGGGCTCAATCACACACGCCGACTCGACCCTGATCAATACTTCTGTTGCTTTGTCTGACAATTCTGGCGCAGCTACAGGCACATTGACCAACGCACCGCTGGCTGGCAACCCAACCAAGTGGATCGCAATAAACGACAACGGAACAATTCGCAGAATCCCAGCTTGGTAAAGGAGAAACATCATGGCAGTCACAGTAAAGAACATCATCCCGCGCAAGCAGGCCGAGGCAGTCCAGACGGCGCAATACACCGCTGTCAACTGCAAGACGATCATTGACAAATTCACCGTCACCAACACGACTTCGGCCCCGGTGCTTTTCAGCGCCAACCTCGTCGCCAACTCCGGGACCCCCTCGGACTCGAATCTGGTGATGAAGCAGCGCTCCATTGCCCCGAGTGAAACCTACACCTGCCCCGAGCTGGTCGGTCAGACCCTGGAAGCAGGTGGATTCATCAGCACCTTGGCTGGCGCGGCCACGTCGCTGACTATCTCGGCATCCGGACGCGAAATCACCTGATTTTGTGTACTTTGGACAGAGTTCACACTAGAATTCTGTCCATCTACAGCCCTTTTGTTGTAGTAGCTGAGCCATTCGAGCAGCCAGCAGCTCACAAACGCCCTGAAAAGGAGAATGTGATGACTGCAGCTCAGTCAGAAGTAGTTCCGTCTCAAGTCGAGCAACTCCCTGAGACCACATCGAACCTCGATTCGATTACCACACGCGCCCAGATCGTCCAACTGCAGGAAGCGATGCTTCCTATCCAAAGCGAACAACCCGAGCCGAAGCACTTCTTCGCGCCGGGAATGTACCTTCGCGAGCTGACGATCCCTGCTGGGATGCTCATGGTTGGTAAAATTCACAAGCACGGACACTTTCTCATGGTGCTGAAGGGCCGTGCCGAAGTCATCAGCGAATTCGGCCGCATGATTGTCGAGGCTGGGCATATCTCTGTCTCCCCTCCGGGAGTGAAGCGCATTGTTCTGGCGCTAGAGGAGGTTCAATTCGTCACCGTGCATCTCAACCAGACGGACACCGAGGACTTGGTCCTGATCGAAGCCGAGCATATCGAGCGTGAAGAGCTTGGCTTGGCTGCTCCGTCCAAGAAGGAGGAACTCCAATGACCTGGGGACTCGTAGCAGTAGCCGGCGCGACTGTCGTCGGTGGATATGTGGCCAGCAAATCGGCCAGTAAGGCAGCTGGCAAGGCAGCCGGAGCTCAGTCGCGTTCAGCTGATGCTCAGATTGCCGAGTCTCAGCGCCAGTTCGACTCGATCCAAGAGCTTCTCAAGCCATACACCTCAGCAGGAACCTCCGCGCTGACGGGCCAGCAGAACCTCATCGGGCTAGGAGGAGCTGACGCTCAGCAGCAGGCGATCTCTGCCCTCG